TCGTAGCTGCCTCTCACGGACATAACCTATGAAACCTGATAGGTTTGACTTAGAGCAAGCTATCATGGATTGTTGGCAAGTATGTGATGATCTAAAAGAAAATATAGATCCTAATGTACTTAGCCAATATTATCATGCTAAATTTGATAAACTCTGGAATATCTTTGAAGAATTAACACATGACAAATACTTTGATTCTAATCCCACCAAAACACAAAAATCAACTAGTAAAAGTTCTTCGTAATCGTTTGTATACACTCGAAGACGATTTATCTTACTACAAAGAAATGATTGGTTTCTACTGGAGACTGTCTGATAAAGACAAACCTGATACAGCCACGCAATTTGCAAACCTAAACCACTGCAAAACTCGTGCTCGTATTATTCGTAAAGAACTTAAACTAATCCGTGAATCATTGAAAGCTCTTAAATGACACAATACAATCATTGGTACTACACTGATAATGCAGACTTTGAATGCACTATCGAAGTAGAAGCAGGTAGCATTTGTCAAATCCGTGATGAAAAAGGAGGCTATGAACCAGACTACGCTGATGAAATCTATGTCATTGAAGTTAAACACAAAGACACTGATATCATTGATGTAATCCATCCAGATGTACTCAAAGAAATCGTGTCTCAATTCGTTGAAGTAAATTCCTCACTCTGAAAGCCTATATGCAAAATCCTTTAAGTGAATACCGTAGTAATCTGTTTGCTACTCATGATAACCTTGATGAGTCATTCGCATACCTAAACAGTATGATCTCCACAATGACAATCAGTGATCAACAAGGTATCAATGTAGCTGTACGTTGCTTAATCAATACTCTTGCAGAAGAAATTGATAAAGTATACCATCCAAGTAAAAACACTTCTATTGCAACTCTTGTAGAAAACTACCTTAACAGTAACCTTGCAGAACGTGTTGAAGAACTTGTTAATGACCAGTTAAATAACGCTATCGGTGAATACATGAACAACGAGTTTGATATCAATGACTATGAAGACAACATTGACTGGTCTTATCGTATTGAATCTAACCTTGACAAAGAAGTTCTAAGAGAACTTGTTGAAGAAACAATCAAAGACAACATAACATTTGAGGTGCGTGTATCTTGAACCAACCAGAAAATAACGGATACTTTGTATTCACCAAACAAGGTTACGATCGAACCTACTATTGTGTAGGCGGTCGTGAAATTAAACTTGAAGACGCAGTGTGCTATCTGTTCTCAACAGAAGCTTCCCGAGTATGTACAAAAATGAATCAAAGGCTTAATGATGAACTCCGTCAAAAAGAAACGCTCGATGAATCCAGAAGTCCTAGCCAAGGGCAAAGCGGCTCTTGAACAGTGGCGTAAAGAAAAAGCTTATGCTGTAAAGAAAGGTGGTAAGTTCCTTGAAGCATGGAATGAAGAACAAGAGCTAAAGAAAGCTCAAAAACGTACTTCACCCATGCAAGCTATTAAGAATTTCTGTAATGACTGTGTAGGAGGTATTCGTACAGACATAACCAACTGTACTGCTAAACAATGTTCTCTGTATATCTATCGTCCATACAAGAAAGGTGATGATAATGAATGAATACTGCTTTCAAATTAGTCGTACATCAACAGTGTGGGTATGCGCTATTGATGAAGAAGAAGCTGAGTCTAAAGTCTATGAAACAATAGGCTATGATCCAGAAGAAATGGAACTTGTTGATGTAAACTTTGATATATGAAACTCTACGAACTACCCAGAGGATCATACTTCAACTTAATCGGTGATCCAATGATACCGCCTGAAGCAAGACATCCTAATCTTGATAAAACATACAAGCTAGGTAATATCGATGGTATGTATTCATACTGTTCTGATAATGAAGGCAACATATACCACTTTGTTGCATGGGCTGAAATTGAAAAGGTAAATGATAATGATAGCATACAAGCTTTTCAGAAAGCGTACAGACGGTACTTACGGACCACTGTTTATCAATCGTAAACAACGACTAAATAAAGATATATGGTACTTCGCTGAAGATCATAAAACTAAAGGCTATGCTCATCGTCCAGGATGGCATGCCTGTGCTGAACCGCTTGCTCCACACTTGTCTAAGAAAGACCGTGTATGGTGTAAAGTAATTATCAATGACCTTGTTCGTCACCAACGTCCTGAGTCCCAAGGTGGTCTCTGGTTTACTGCTAATGTACTTAAAATTGTAGAGGAACTATGAGTTCAACACTAATAGCAATCATCGGCATAGTCTACTTAGGTGTCTGCATTGATCTGTTCTTCAAAGGAGATACAGGTCTAAGCATTGCATTCTTAGGTTATGCTATCGGTAATGTAGGTTTATACTTAGAGACAGTAACTAAATGAAACAAAGAACTATCTACCTTGCAGGTCCAATGGAACATGTATCTACAGACGAAGCTAAAGGTTGGCGTTCAACAGCCACTCACCTATTAGCCCACAGCTGTAAAATTCTTAATCCATGCAGACGTCTTCATGCATTTGAAAAGAAATACATGAAACGTATCTTTGAGTTAGATCTTCGTGACATTCGTGAGTCTGACTTAATCTTAGCAAACCTAGATAATCCACTTGTACCTAAACACGGTACTGCTATGGAAGTCTTCTATGCTGCTTATGTGTTGCAAATCCCTGTTGTAGCCTTCAAGTCTACTGATGCAACAATTCATCCATTCTTTGAGTCTCTTGTCACTGAATGGCGTTCAAGTGTCGATAAAGCCTGTGATACAATTCTTTCGGAGTACTTATGATCGGTTTAATTTCAATCATCGTCATCTATACAATCTGGTATAAGGTTTCCTTTCATGATTAAATACATCTGGATCGGAATCCTTTGTTTCGCCTCACTGTGCGTAATTGCACAATTCTTTCGTAAACCTAAAGTACACATCTAATATGCCATACATCACTGAAGAAAATCGTCAAGCACCACACATGTTGCAATATGAACCAAGTAATGCAGGAGAATTAAACTTCCTCGTAACAACATTCATTCGTGACTACTTCGATAGAAACCCTTGTTATCAATCCATCAACGACATAGTTGGTGCTCTTGAAGGGGCTAAACTCGAATTCTATAGACGAATTGCCGCCCCATATGAAGATATGAAGATTAACCAAAACGGAGATGTATACTGATGCCTTTCATTGAAAAAAATATATCTGAAGAAGAATACAAAAAAATCCTAGCTTCTTGGGATAATGAAGACTTTTTCGATATTCAATCTAAAAAATATATTGAAAAAGAACGTGAAGAAATCCAACGAGGATGGTCTGAAGTGTTCGGTCAGGAATATAACAAAGAAATTGATAGATATGCAGATGCAGAACCACAATTCAAAACACAGGAGTTTAAAAACTTGGTAAAAGAATCATTATACGGTAAAGATCACATAAACCCACAACACTACAAGAACGTAGCCGCAGGAAAGCAATACATGGAACTCATGGTTGATATGCTTGAACGCTTTAATGGCGTAGAAGCGCATTTAATGGGTCAAGTATACAAATATCTTATGAGAGCAAAACTTAAAGATCCGCTACCACAAGATCTTAACAAAGCTAAATGGTACTTAGAAGCACTTATTAAATATACTGAAACAGGTAAAGTAATGTAATCCTTTTAGCCGGTGCCTAATAGGAAAAATAGATAAGGAGATATATGAAATCTAAAACACTACATAGGCACCATATAATACCAAAACATATGGGTGGAACAGACGATAACTGGAATTTAACTCAACCTATTACAGTAGAAGATCATGCAAAAGCACATAAAGAACTATTTGAATTATATGGTAAACCGCAAGATTATATTGCTTGGAAATGCTTAGAAGGAAGTATAACTAATCAAGAAGCAAGAATACTAGCTTCAAAATTAGCAATAGCAAAAGAAATTGTAGTTAATAATATAAAATATGATTCAATAGCTGATGCTCAAAAAGCACTGAAGCTATCCTATCGTAGAATAGTAAAAGCTGTAATAGAAAATAGAGATCCTACAATAAGAGCTGATGCAACACCAATAATTGTTAACGGAGTTAGCTATAAATCTCTTAGAGAAGCTGAAAAAGCTACAGGAATATCTAGAGCTAAACTTAAATCTAACACAGATTTAAACAAAGATATGAGAAAAGAAAAAGTTAAATGCCCACACTGTAACAAAGAAGGAGATACACTTAACATGAAACGCTGGCATATGGATAATTGTAAACATAAAACTGAAGGTAAAGTTCTCTGATGAACCACATCAAAACGGTCAAACGTTTTGTCGCTGGAAGTATTAAGTTCTTCGACATCTATGAATGCACTGTAGATGAAGTTGATACTTATACTTCTAGTACTGGCAAAGCAATGGTCAAGGTGTCTGTTGAAGGTAAAGAGTATAGCGGTCTCCATAACAAGTGGGTCTATGAATACCTCTGCGCTAACGAAGGACAACCTTCTTTCGTAGTCTTCTGGAAAGCCCCTAAAGGCGATCCTATGGTAGCCTACGTTAAAGAGATCTGGCAGAACCACATCGATGGAACTCCTCAAGAGACTGTCTATTTAGCTTCTGATGAAGAGGCTCATAAGCAAGAAGGTGAGTCATTCCTATACATGTGGGTTAACAAAGACACCGATAAGAAGTATATCGGTAAACATCGAGGTAAACCTGATGACGGATACGTATGTTCATCTGAAAGCTTTATGGCTGAATACAA